CGCAGCCAAATCCTTATGACCCTGTAACTCTTTATCGATATCTAACTTTTGCAAATCTTCGAGGTCATCTTTGAGTTTCTTTAGATCCTCATCATGCTTAGTATCCCATAGTTTTGCTCTACGCTTTAGATTATCGATCTGTTCTTGTATGCGCTTGTTGGCTTCTTCAACAGCCTTGACTTTATATTCTTCTTCAGTGATACTATCTTTGGTATTCTTGATCAATGTCTTGATCAACTCAGCCTTCTCACTCAATAATGTGATACCCAATAACTGTTCGATGATATTGCGCTGATCGTTAGCCTTCATGGCTAAAAATGGTTCGCTGTATGTGTTCAACGCAACTGTTTGCTTGAACATATCAGGAGTCATACCGATAGCACGTTCTATGTGTTCTTGTGTTTCTTTGTTCTCGCCCTGAGCGTCATTCTGTGTTTCTTCTTCTTTATTATCTACATAAAACTTGAGTACGTTCGGCTTACGACCGCGTTCAATCTTATAATCGATTCCGCTCACACTAAACTCTAATGTGACCATCATGCCTTTACCGTTTGTACGATTGACTAGATTATCTTTTCTAATCTGGTTGATCGGTGTACCGAATAATGCATAACTCAAGCCTTGAATGAGTGTGGTCTTACCAGTACCATTTCTAGCACCGTCACCACCAAGATCAAGGTTCTCACCCAAGATCAATGTGAGTTCTTTGCTATCAAAGTCTACCGCTTGTGTGACAGCACCAATGGATAAAAAGTTTCTTAATGTTATGTTTTTTAATTTAATCATTGTTTTTTCCAGTGTGATAGATCGCGTTTTAGTTTATCTTCTATCGCAGATATGTTCTCATTAATATACTTGATCGTGCTTGTATTGTCAAACACTAAGGGATCTTTCTTGTCCGTTACAAACACTCTGTTCATTTTTGCGTGATATAAAGGTTTTATCCCTATGTGTTCACAAATATCAAATATATATTTTTCAGGATTGTCTACCATATCATCGTAAAACATATACTTGATATCTATCTTGCAAGATTTCCAATAATCAAAAATTCTTTTGTAATCTACATAACGCTTGACTGCATCACTATCCATATCAGTGTATGAATTCTTTACAGCACAATATTTTGGATCATGGTTGCATAACATATTGTACATAGAATCTAATATCTCATATGGATTTCTTAAACTCATTGTGATATGTGTAGTGTGTTCGTGGATTCTTTCTGGGCTAGTGAAGTCATTTGCATCATGAAAAAGTTGAGTGTCAAGATTTACTGTGATATCAAACTTTTCATAACGCTTCTTGTAATCCTCTAGATTATTCCCTCTAAATTCTTTAAGGTGCTGTCGCATCTTACCATCGATCTGATGGTGACGCATCAATTGTAACCATAACCAATTTGTACCTGTTTTCGGTAATCCTATATTTCTATAGTGAATCTTTTTCATAGATTCCTATAGATGTTAAGCAATATTTTCTGAGTGTTATGTTTTTCAGTAAAATCATTAATGCTTCCAGTGTGATAAATCACGATTTAATTTTTCTTCTATTAAGTCGATCCCTTCATTAATATATTTGATAATCATGGGATTGTCAAATGTTAATGGACTATTGATCTCTGTTTTAAATTTATATCCGATATCTTTATAGTACCTTTTTAATCCTATGTGATCACATATATCATAGAAAAAATTCTCAGGATCAGATTTAAGATCATCATATGCTAGATATTTGACAGGAATCTTGCAAGATTCCCAATCATCGAATATTTTTTTCATATTTGAATAAGTTTTATAACATTTTTCAATATGCTGTTCCGGAGTCAGTTTAAAATTGATGTTCCTATTCTTATCCATGTTGAACATACTGTTTATGATTTCGTATGGACTACGCAATATCATAGTAACGTGAGTAGTATGTTCATGTATCTTTAATGGTGTTATATAATGATCTTTTGGAAATGACCCATCGTAAGCGTGAACATCCATGTTTACAGAGATATCGTATTTCTCGTATATTTTTTTATAAGACTCAATACTATTTCCTCTGTATTCTTTAAACATTACATCTAACTTACAATCTACTAATGGGTGTTTCATCAACTGAACCCACAACCAATTTGTACCGGTCTTAGGAAAACCAATATTACGATAATGTATCTTTTTCATAGATTTCTATAAATGTCTAGCAATAATTTTTGATCGTAGAACTGACTTTCGATATTGCTAATCTGATCCATGATGATCTGATCTACGCTTTCAAACTTTATCTCACCCGGAGCAAGATCAAGTTGGTGTTGTTCTAACTTCATGGGTATCAGTGCCATTTCACGTAATTGATGCTTAGGAATCAATTCTTCTTTGATGAAATTGGCTTCTTCATAACTGATATCGATATCTAAGTGTACTCTGACATTGCTACGAGGTAATAATAGTCCTTGAGGATTGTCAAGTATCTCGCTTAACTTATACACACGGAAAACAGGTTGTTTAGGCCATGCTTTGAATATTGGGTCTTGGCCCCATTCAAGTATCATCATACCACGCTGATCATCACCTGCATCAGCATAGTTATGTGGGAAAGCATTTCCTATATACCAAATGTTTTTACGTGCCTGGCGCTTATGAAAGTGGCCGCTAAACACAGTTTCAAATTGTTGAACATGTGTATCGTTGACTTCACCTACGTCTGGCATCTCGACCATAGCGTTCATATAGAAGTGCGGTAACTCAAGATGGCTGAACAAATACTTACCTCTGAGTTTTGCCAACTTCTTGTAATCATCACCCACTAGCCAAGGCGCGATAACAACATCACCTTCACTAAACCAATCATTTACGATTGTGACGTTGGGTAAATGTCTGGCCCACTCTACGCTGTGAATATCTCTGCGGTCACGATAATAAAGATCGTGATTGCCCGGAATAAAATACACACGATCAAATGCATCATTGAGCCTCTCTAAGGCTCTTAATCCATATTGCATGGTATGTATATTAATGCTTGCGCGATGGTGATTGTAATCACCTAAGAAAATGCAAGTCTCGCAACCCTCTTGTTTTGCAGTCTGTATAAACCAATCGACAAAGTCCGAACAGTCTTGATTATGTTCAAGACTGTTGCTCTTAAGACCAAAATGTATATCAGTAAAACATGCTGCCTTTTTAAATAAATTAGACATCAAGATATTTTATATAACTCTTTGTATTTGTTCAAGTTTTATGGTTACTCTTCGTAACTATCTAGTTTCATGCCGGACATTTGTCTAGAATAACTTGGGTTCAACCCATTCATCTCAAGAATGTCATCACGAATATTTTGATTACGCTTTTCGGTATTCAATACACGGCAAAAACTATTAGTGATAGCGGCTGTGTAATATGCGAACGGGTTAGCACTCTTTGCTTCATTGAATCGCAAGCCAACATATGTTAATTGTAGAATGGCACTGTTGCGCATCTCATCGTTGTATGTGTAGCCACGCCAATTGAACTTCATAGCATACTTTTCACAAAGCATGATATACATACGTGCTAGTTTGTTTGTGATCTGACCGTGATCTTTGCTGAATTCTCCGGTCTTGACACCACCTGTCCAGTGACTTTTTCCTACGCATACTGCGCTACCGATTTCATCAATCTTATAATGCTGGAAAGGGGGAAAATTCACTTTGACATGAACCATGTCATCAACTTCATCTTTGGTGCTTTCGATTTCTAAATCTTCAAATAAACTATCTTCATCTACGTCATCAAATTCTAATATATCCTTAGCCGTCTTTTTGACTACGACTTTTCGGGGTTGTTTTGGGTTCATGGGTATATGCTCCCATGTCATTACACGAAATACTAAGTCAGTAGTAGGTATGTCTTTAAGTTTGACTTCCTCACCGGTCGTAGCCAAAATTCGTGCGGCTCTGATTTCTTTAGCAGCCTTGATGTTTTTTGGTTTTGATATTTGTGCTAGGCTTTTTTCTAACGGATCTGCCGGGGTATCGATAATCAGATCATATTGATGATACTCTTGGCGTGCGAAACTGCAATAACTATTCTTGCTTGCGTGTATCTCTTTTAAAATATCTTTATTGTTAAGGTAATTAACGGGCTTTTTTGCTATAGACATCTAATCCTCTCTTATAATGTTGTAAGAATAATACACTATCTGTTGCGCAAAAGCAACAGAAGAGGGTAAAATTTGGTGATTTTTGTGGCGATAAATATATGCAGACAGTCTATTTATCTGTCTATAGAGGGGCTAAATCAAAGTGGCAGACTATAATACGCTAACGTTGCAACAAAAAGTTCAGGCAGCATTGCCCGGAGCATATAAAGAATACAACATCAATAATCCTCCCACTACGGTTAATGATAGAGACAATCTGAATCGTGGCATAGGAGCGTTGGATGTAGAGATAGACAATTTAAAAGAGTTAGCAAATTCATTTGGGTATGATACCCCTCTTCCCGCAGACAGTGATCCTGAATTATCAGCGGCATTAAAACCTTTTGTGCCTCCGGGCTATACAGTTTCTACGATTACTTTAGGGACAATAATAAATGTTGCAAATGGGGTAAAACAAGAATTTACTACAATAGAAAATTCTTTAAGTGCCGGAACACCCTCGATTGCCACCGGCCTCTCCGCCAACCCAGTGGTTCCTCCTACAGTTGTTACTGCCCCGCAGCCTATATCAACAACTACTCAACAATCTTCATCTAGCGGCATACTTAGAACGGCAGCAACTGCTGTGGCAGTCGTCGGCGGGGTTTCATTATTAAACGATGTACTCAATCCTAAACCTCAAAAGCAAGCAGAACAACAACCTAATCAGAATCAAGGTCAAAACAGCCCTGACCCCGCTTCCGTAGGTGCTCAAGCAGGTATTCCCCTATTAGGAGACGACGGAACTGTTGTGCAAGGATTCGCTGTAAACCCAGAAACAGGTCAAGTATACCAGACCGTAGACAATACAAATCAAGGTTTACCGGGAGAGGTGAATACTACTAGAGCCCAAGCAACGTTACAAGATACTACAAACTTTGAACAAAAAGCAGACTGGAGAGTTCGCTTGAGTTTAAGTCCCGGAGCATATTATCTTTATAAGGATGAATCAAACGAACTATTAGCACCATTAAGAGGTACTGATGGCATCATTTTCCCCTACACACCCGCAGTGAATGTCACTTATGGTGCTAACTATCAGTCCAATGCACCAGTGCATAGCAACTACAAGATATTTCAATATGAGAATAGTTATGTAGATACAATAAGCATAACATGTGATTTCACAGCACAAGATACAGAAGAAGCAAGATATCTATTGGCAGTGATTCATTTCTTGCGCTCAGTCACTAAGATGTTTTATGGTCAAGATTTTGATCCTAAACCAGGCACACCGCCCCCATTATGCTATCTTTTTGGATTAGGTGAATTTCAATTCAATGCCCATCCATTAGCCATAACTAATTTCACATATAGTTTACCCAATGATGTAGACTATATAAGAGCCGGATCATTGACCGAAGAAGCCGGACAATCTAGGGCACAGACAGCAGATATAACCAAACCCACAAATACATCGATAGGTTCTATGTTGAAAAATATGGCTACTGATAGATTGGGCCAAGGCATCGCTAGCGTAGGTAGTGCATTAGGATTACGATTGCAACCAGGTGGCACGTCTCAGGGATATAGTTTTGGTAGTTCTAATCGTTTCAACAGCCCAGTACCACCGGGTACAGTAGAACCTACGTATGTTCCTACTAAGATTAATATTAATATAAGCGCGATACCGATAGTAAGTAGATATGAAATCAGCAATAACTTTAGCGTGAAAGACTATGCTAACGGTTCATTATTACAAGGAGTGAAACGTGCAGGTGGAGGATTCTGGTAATGCCAACAAATAGTTTATATCCAAGAACAAGTCCTTATAAGAATACAGGAGTATTCAATAATAAGTTTTTAGACTTCATGGTCAATAGACCTATACCTAGCCAACCTAGTGATGTATTATATACTTTGCCTGCTGTCTATGAATATCGTCCTGATCTATTAGCAAATGACTTGTATAATGATAGCAGACTTTGGTGGGTATTTGCCGCACGTAATCCAAACAGATTAGGGTTTGATCCTTATTTTGATTTCAAAGCAGGCATAGAATTCTATGTTCCTAAATTAACAACATTACAGCAGGCGTTAGGTATTTGATAGATGGCATCTAATGTAAATCAGGTTGACGATGATCTTAATAATCTCGCTAAAACCTATCTAAATCAACCACAAAATGTGATAGCGAGAGGTAGTGGTGTAGCAACTACTATATCAAGTACTGGAAGAGCCACCGGCACAGTAGCAAGTCCTGGACCAAGTGGATTAGGCGGCACAGGTCGTCCTGGTAAAAGATTATATAATCCATTGTCTAAACTTGCTAGTTACACATATAACTTGTCACTATACGTTATAACACCAGACGCATATGAAGCGTTCGTCAATAATGGTAGACAAAAAATAGATGCATTATCATTTGCTGGTCCGCCAACAGAAACATCAAGTGTGGGTCCCGGTGCATATTTGATAGCACAATCGGGTGGTATCAATAATACTACACAAAGAAGAGCGCCTGGTTTTGAGTTAGATTATTATATTGATAATCTAGACTTCTTAACAACAATAGGAACTAAAGCGATTGGCAGCGCGACCAGCGCAGTAACAGAAGTTAGATTTCAGATCACTGAGCCATATGGATTTAGTTTTCTAACAAACTTGAAAAAAGCAACAGATGCGTTAAAGCAATATTCTGATAGTACAAGTTATAAAAATCTAAGTAATGATTTCAAACAGATTTTTATATTAGGATTAAGATTTTACGGTTACGACATCAATGGTAATCTTATAATGCCGCAAGATGAATTATACGGAAGCCCCATAGATCCAGCCGGCACAGACGCATTATTTGAAAATTTTTACGATATAGGTATCACTAATATCACTTTCAAATTAGATGGCAAAAGTGTTGTTTATACAGTTGAAGCACACGGGATGAATGCACAAGCACTGTTGGGTGTGAAACGCGGCAGAATGGCAACTGGTCTCAAGATTCAAGGTGCTACTGTAGATGATGCACTTCAAGGACCTGAAGGCTTGTTTACTAAATTAAACAAGATGGAACAAGACAAGGTAAACAAAGATCCGGCTGATGCTACATTTCCTAATGTCTATAGAGTAGAATATCTAGGTGATGCATTTCAAAGAATAGGTAAAGCGTCAATCGTAACTAAGTCTGATCTTGATAAATCTAGATGGCCCGGTTCAGGTGCAAAAACTACGACAGAATCGAATGATAGTCAAGGAACTAAACCACCTGATCCAAACGAGAGAATGTTTAATTTTAATAATGACACTAGCATTATCTCAGCAATAGAACAGATAGTAAAGAAAAGTTCTTATATTGAGCAGTCTATGAATTCTGTCTATACCAATGCAAAACAACCGGACCCAGATCAAAAGAACAATCCTCAAGTAGTCAGAGATAATCCAGTACCACTGGCATACTTTGCTGTGAACTTAGATATTGTAAGTGTTACTTGGGATCCTAAATTACAAGATTGGGCTTATGAACAAGTGTTTGTAATAACAGTATATGATGTACCTAGCGTGATGACTCCATTCGCTCCGGATAAGTCAAGATATTATGGCCCTCACAAACGTTATGATTATTATTTCACTGGTCAAAACAGCGAGATATTAGATTATAGTTTGACATTCAATAACGTATTCTTTAATACAGTATTAGGTGTACCTAAAAAAGATTTCAAACCTGTAGGTGCTACCAGCAATCCGGGCGCGGAACGTCCTGGACAAGATACTCAAGCGGCGCAGGGTTCGGGTTCTGCTACAGGTAATACTCAAGCGACCGCAAACAATAAAGGTCAGAGGGCTGATCCCCCACCACCGGGAACAAAAGATAACAGTGCAGGTAGTGCGACAGCCGGCGGTACTAGTGTAACACCTGGACTTAGATCGAATGGTGATAGAACCGGCGCATTAGGTGTTGGACTAGAAGCACAGAATCAATTGGGCACATCATTGCAAGATGAAGAAACATGGAGCAAAGGTACTATAAAGATATTAGGTGATCCTGATTATTTAATGCGTGATTCTGCTACTTCACTAACAGATTTTTATAATAAATTTTATGGTACAGACGGCTATAGCATAAGCGCACAAGGCGGACAAGTATTCATAGAGGTAGCATTCAAAGAAGCAGTTGATTACAAAAATAGTACTGGATTGATGGAAATCAATGATAATATTTTCTTTTTAAATTATCCTCAGTATATAAAAGATATGGCACAAGGTGCAGTGATATGGGAAGTTACTGAAGTCAAGAGTGTGTTCAGTAGCGGAACATTCAGTCAAACATTATCATTGATAGGTACTGCGTTCGATGCAGGTGCCGAATCTCCTGCAGGTTCACAAACAGCAGATCCAGTTGGCGGCGAATCAAATTCTGACCCGGATGCACTAGAAAATCTAGAAACAGAACCACTAGAACCATTAAACCCTAGAGACTAGAGAGGACTAATACATGGCAGAAGACATAATCAAGCCGAAAGGCTCGCTAAAGCGCAGTAGCCCTGATTCGGGCGGCGCCAATCCACGTCTGACGCCTGTATTAGCAATAGTCAAAGATAATGTTGACCCTAAACGCATGGGTCAGATAATGGTATATATTACTGACAACAGCGGCTTAGATCCTGAAAATAAAGACAACTGGAGACCGGTAAGATTCTTAAGTCCTTTCTTTGGTTTCACAAGACCCGATGCTAGCAATGATGATTTAGGTACATATAAGACTAATCCAAGCAGTTATGGTATGTGGATGAGTCCACCTGACATAGGCACTACTGTATTATGTGTGTTCGTAGATGGTGACATGAACTATGGTTATTACATAGGTTGTGTACCAGAACCAGAAGCATTGCAAATGGTTCCCGCTATAGGCGCTACAGATAATATCATACCAAACGAAGGTGAAGCGCAAAGTTACGGTGGTGCTTTAAGATTACCGGTCACCAACATCAATACAAATAACAAAGGTGTAGCAGACAGTAGTGAATACTTGACCGCACCTAAGCCTATACACAGTTATACATCCGCGATCATGTTTCAGCAGGGGATATTACGTGATCCAGTACGAGGACCTATCGGTTCAAGTTCACAACGCGAGACTCCTTCAAGAGTTGGGTGGGGCATAAGTACACCAGGCAGACCTATCTATGAAGGTGGATTTGATGATAAGACCATTGCAGACAACTTAAAAGGTGATAAGGCTGCTCAATTACGAGTAGTAGCACGTAGAGGTGGTCACAGCATCGTCATGGATGACGGTGATATCATTGGACGTGATCAATTGGTAAGAATACGTACATCGTTAGGTCATCAGATATTGATGAGTGATGATGGTCAAGTATTGATGATACTTCATAGTAATGGTCAAAGTTATATTGAATTAGGTAAAGAGGGCACAGTAGATATCTATTCTACTAATAGTATCAACTTGCGCACACAAGGTGACTTAAACTTACACGCAGACAACAACGTAAACATACATGCCACTAAGAATCTAAATCTACAAGGTGAGAATATACAATTCAATAGTGAAAAAGAATTCAAAGGTCGAGTTGGAACAGATTATGGTGTGTTTACTCAAGGTAAACATTTGACGAAAGTTGCTGGTGCTATGAGCATGGAAAGCGGTGGTGATATTAGCATGGCAAGTAGTGCTATCGCTTATGTAAATGGAAGTAAAGTTAATCTTAATTCGGGTCAGACAGGTACTAAGCCACAAGAAGTTCCTGCTATCGATAAGATATTACATACAGACACATTGTTCGATCAGCAAAAAGGATTCTTGGCAGCACCGGGTAAATTAGTAAGCATCACTAGTCGCGCTCCAGCACACGCACCGTGGTCTAATGCAGGTCAAGGTGTAGACGTTAAAACAGATGTGACTGCTGATGGCAATTTACCGGCAGCACCTCCTGCTAGCATACAAAACACAAATCAGGCAGCGGCGGCAGCCTTAGACAACCCAGTAAGCGCGGCTACGGCAGCATCAGTGCCTAGCATACCGGCTGCTACTAAGGCTCTAAACTCTGATGTCACAAGTGCCATAGCAGGATCGGTAGCACAGCAAGCATCTGTAGGACCGTTGGCAAGTGCAGTAACACAAGGTACCGCGATAGGACAAACAGCACAAGGTGTTCAGGCTGCTGTTGGTAAATATGCATTGACAGCAACTCAACTTGAGCAAGCGGGAACTATCAAGCCCGGAAGCGCGGCATTAGTTAATTCATTGGCTCAGTCTACTGGAAATGTTTCTAAATCATTGACACAGAATTTGTTTACTGGTCAAGAAGGTGCGCAGTCATTGCCACAATTGATATCAAGCGTTCCTGCACAAGGTGCGTCATTGAGTAAGACATTACAGCAGGCTCAAACATCATTGCAATCAGCAGGTGCTATAAGCGGTGCCGAGACCGCTAGCCAGATAGGTGGCATGGTTCTTGCCACAACTAAAAACGGATTAAACTCTACATTAGATGCAGTCAAATCATTAGGCAATCCAGGAGCAGCCATTGCCGGAGTTACCGGAGAAGTAGATGGAGTAATCAAAGATATTGCGTCTGGTAATTTTGCATCAGGTATAGGCGACGGCTTAGATGGGGCTTTAAGTGGAATACAGAACTCAGTAGATGCACTCATCAAGTCACCCAGCCTTGATGCTGTAATTGATCAAGCCAAAGGTGTAGCCGCATCTGCATTCAGCGCAATCAAAGCCTCATTCAAGCCATTAGAAGCAGGTGTGCCGCAGAATCTTACTGAGATTGCTAAAAAATCGGCCGAAGGTACTATGGCTGCCTCAGAATCAAGCATCAATGAGATAGCATCACAAACAGGTACTTCTATTTTAGGTCAAGGCGGACTAGTTGATGCGGTAGGCGGCGCAGCCGGAGGTCTGTTAAATCAAGCAAAATCTATATTGCCCAATGCAGGTAGTGTTGCTGACAGTTTAGTGAAAGCCAGCACTATTTTAGGTTCGGTAACTGGCAACAACGCTTTAGCATCAGTCACTGGTAAGTTATCGGCTGTGTCAAAAACTGCAACTACAGTAGCCACTGCATTTGCTAGCCCGTCATCATTATCATCTTCTTTGACATCGGCACAAGGTTTAGCACAGACAGCAAGTAATATTAAATCAGGATTGATATCAACAGTCAACTCCTCAGTAGCAAGTGGTTTGTCTAAACTGCCTGGTGGACAAGGAATGGCTTCTGCTGTGACTAATCTAGCCGCTGGGGCATTACCAAGTTTACCGGGTACTGGAACATTGAAGGATGCTATAACAGGATCGTTTAACAAAGCATTGACTGGGGTAGATAATCTCACAAAAGATGCATCAGACTTATTAAGCAAAGCAACAAGTTCAGGAGATGGACTAAAGGGTCTATTATCTGCTGGTCTACCTGCAGGCGCCGCCAGCGAGTTGCAAAGCGCAATGTCTTCATTAGCAAGTCCTGGGTCGGGAATAAAGATACCTAGTGTTGGATTTAACACTACGGATAGAAGCACTATAACAGAGGCTGTAACAAGTCAATTGGGTGATCCTGGAATACCGACACCTACATTCGGTGAAATCGATGAAGCCGCAGAAGGCACTATCGATGATATCGAACAACAGGGAAGAGATTATATCGCTGAATCAGATATATTGACAAAAGAAAGATCAGCGGCTGAAGCAAACATTGAAGCGAAACTAGATGCATACCTAACTACGCAGTTTAACTATCCGGCTGGCGACCCTGCGATAGATGAAGCAAGAGATGAGTATTACGCTGCCATCGAAGAATGGGAAACAATAATAGCACAAATTGACGATTTACCTAACCAATATCCTGCTATAGCATCTGCTATAGCATCATCTACAACTCCTAACGTAGCAGATGGAGATAGTGCTACTGGTATAGGGGCAGCCACATAAAGTAACTAAATACTAATATGTCACAATATGTAGGATTCAGCACTATAGGCGCAAATCAGCCTAAAACAACTAATGCGCCCACCGGCACAGGTGGCGGTGTGGGTTCTATGATAAACCCCATCAATCCAGGTAAAAAGTTTAAATTAACCGATGAAAATTTAGTTATCAGAGATTTTATAAATGCTTTGAACATACGCCAAGGAGAAAAGGTTGGACAACCTAGTTATGGTACTACATTATGGAATTTTGTATTCGAACCTAACACTCCTGACATGCAATTTGCATTAGATAACGAAATCAGACGAGTGGCCAGTCAAGATCCTAGAATATTAATAGATTATGTAAAAGCATACCCTCAAGAAAATGGCATATTGATGGAAGTTCAGATAGGCGTACAACCTTTTAATCAGGCTCTTTTACTCAGCGTCTTTTTCGACAGCAGTACTAATCAAGCCCGTGTACAATCTTAAAAACTCGGTTTTTTAGGTTTGATAAATATTAAATTAGAGATAAACTATGGCTACAAGTTCAAGACAGGCAGCATTATTCGGGGTCAACGATTGGAAAGCAATCTATCAAACTTTTCGTGAGGCCGACTTCCGAAGTTATGATTACGAGACATTACGTAAGAGTTTCATCGACTACCTGCGTGTCTATTATCCAGAAACATATAACGACTACATTGAGAGCAGTGAATTTATCGCATTGCTTGATGTCATGGCGTTCATGGGTCAAGGTCTAGCATTTAGAAACGACTTAAATGCCCGTGAAAATTTTATCGATACAGCAGAACGCCGTGATAGCGTCATCAAACTCGCGAATCTAGTAAGTTACACACCAAAACGCAATCTATGTGCTGAGGGTGTTTTAAAAGTTACTAGCATCACAACTAGCCAAAGCATAACTGATCTAAATGGTGTAAATCTAAGCAATCTTCCTATATTATGGAACGACCCTGCTAACCAAAATTGGTTTGAACAATTCAACACTATCATCAATGCCGCATTAGTAAGCACACAAAGGATAGGACGTCCTGGAAACGTCAGCGACATATTAGGTGTGAACACAGCAGAATATAGTTTGCAGATACCGCAGAATACATTACCGATAGTACCTTTCACTAGCACTATCGATGGACAAACAATGGATTTCGAACTAGTCAGCGTTACTAGCGTTGATGAAGATTATCTATATGAGATACCGCCTGCACCAACAGGACGTTTCAATATGCTTTATAGAAATGATAGACTTGGATTTGCTAGCGCAAATACAGGATATTTCTTTTACTTCAAGCAAGGTATATTGAACAACTATGATTTCGTGTTAGAACAACAGATCGCTAACCAAGCAGTAGACATCAATATTCAAGGTGTCAACAACACAGACACATGGTTGTATCAATTAAATGATAATAACAACACTAGAATTTTATGGGAAAAAGTAGATAACATCTATGCTGATGCTTACCTACAAACAGAGACTAGCAAGAAAAGTATTTTCAGCGTAAACTCACGTTTCAATGACCAAGTAACTTATATTTTCGGTGATGGCGTGTTTAGCAATATACCAGTCGGCACATTCCGTGCTTATGTACGCGCAAGCAATGGCTTGACATATACTATCGATCAGATAGAAATGCAAGGCATCAGCGTTGCATTCACATATATCAGCCGTGAAGGTCGTGCAGAAACATTAACAGTTGGCTTGCAATTATCACAGCCAGTAAGCAATGCTCAGGCACGTGAAAGTTTACCAAGTATCAAGCAACGTGCACCAACACGTTACTATACACAAAATCGTATGGTTAATGGTGAAGACTATAACAACTTCCCATATACATTATACAGTTCAATCATTAAATCAAAAGCAATCAATCGCAGTTCGATTGGTGTATCAAAAAATCTTGACTTACTAGATCCTACCGGAAAATACTCAAGCACTAATAGCATAGGTAATGATGGTGGATTATGGATAGATGATAGCAATGCATACCTAGAATTAAACGTCACTAATGCAAGTAGCATAATCGCTTTCTTGACAGATACATTATCCGGTGCGTTAGCAGAAAATAGAGCAGTTCAATATTATCTCAACGCTACTGGAAACCCTACAAACGACCATTACAAAAGATTTGACATAAGTGAATCGTCAGGTACTGGAACTGTATATTGGAATACAAGTAATGTTAACGGTGATAATGAGAATGGATATTTCTATATCTTAGATAATACCATACAGACTCCTATCATGATAGGAACTCTTGCTTCTAATAATCTATTGTACGTCACTAAAGGTGCGTTGATAAAATTCATAGCACCGGCAGGATATTATTTTGATAAAAATAATAGATTAGTGCCAGGTATTGCTAGCACAGCAGATAGTACATTTATATGGACTACAGTATTGAATGTTGTAGGAGACGGCAGCAATACAGGTCAAGGCAATTTCAGCAATGGTGTAGGCCCTGTAACATTAAATGGTTATGTTCCTAATGGAGCAATATTAACTACAGTGATTCCATCATTCACTAATTCATTGTCGGTAACTATTATACAACAGGCTATACTACAAATTGAATTACAGAGAGATTTTACATTAGTATTCACTAACAGTGTACCGATCAACCAAGAACGCTGGTCGATCTTAGGAAGCGCATATCCAAATTGGTTTGTTAAGTTTACTAATATTGCGGAGAACAAATGGTCTATATTATTGAGATCAAACCGTTATTATTTCGGCAGCGTAGATGAAACACGATTCACATATGCATTAAATGAATTGGTATATGATCCTTTCAGTGGCAAGATATTACAAGATTACATTAACATGTTAGGTGTTAACACACAACCTAACTCTACTAGTGCTATTGGTAAAGATACAAAAGTTAATATCATAGGACAAACTGTACAAAGTGATGGTTATGTAAATGATTTTGAAGTTGAAGTAGCAAGTTCAGATGTTAATAACAGAGTGCTTGTAGTAAATCCTGACTTCTTCCAAGAGATAACCGGAGTGACTCCGGGTAGCGCAAACATTGGTAAATATGCGTTCTTTGAGTTAGTAGAAGACGCTATAAATCTATCCAGACTACAGTTGTTACCAAGCACAGATGTGATTTATTCTTATGCATTAAAGAGTCAAATTGAAGTTGTGAAATATGATTATCCAGTAGGACAATTGTTCTATGCATACACAGATAATAAATTTTACAAAACAGTACAAGATGTGACTGTGACACAAGCAAGTTATGTATTAGTAGAGCAAACAAAATATAGTGTTAAACCGGGGCGTCAAGGTTTAAGTTATCAGTATCGCCATAATAGTAACAACACTACTCGCATAGATCCGGCAACTACAAACATCATTGATTTGTATGTAGTGACACAAGCATACTATACCCAATATCAGAATTATATACAAGATACTACTGACAGAGTGTTAGAGCCAAGCAGACCTACTATCAATGAGTTGTCTGCGGCATATGGTCAGATTCAAGATTACAAAATGTTGAGTGATAGTGTGGTGTTAAATAGCGTAGTGTTCAAACCGTTGTTTGGACCTAAGGCTTCACCAGCATTACAAGGTACTATCAAAGTGATTAAAACAAGTGATACAACCGCAAGCGATAGCGAGATACGAAGTGCA